TCGTGGGCTCGGAGATGTGTATAAGAGACAGATAATATACAATCCGCAATTTCCCCGCAAGTTGTCAGACAATTTATAAATAACAATGTAAATCGAACGTATGAACTATAAGAGCGTTTATAAATTAAAACATATATTGTTAACAATTTATTTACAATTATGTCATAATGTGTTAACAGTAATACAGTAATATATAATCAGAAATATAGAAAAGGAGATACCAAATATGAGAAAGTCAAATAATTATTTTAAATTTTTGGAGTATGTAACATATGGAAAAGATCATGATAACACTATTGATAAAGGTAATGGTGTATTGGAGTGCAAGTCATACGCATCAATTTCAGATATTGAAGATAGGTATAAAACAACGTTTGGACTTGAAAATGAATGGTTAACTTTTAAAAACGTTCTTATTAATGAAGATACGTTATATGTTTATTACTGTGATGGCGAAAATAGTGAACTTGTATCGGTATATTCTGTAGATAATTTTAAAACACAGAAAGAATTAAAAGAAACAATTACAATAGCATGTATTAAATTTGCACATGATATATTACTTGAGAAAACAGAAGAAACAGTAAAAGAAGTTATGGAAGTAAAGCAAGAATTGAATAGCCGTTTTGGAAAAGAGCAACAATATTTTGACACGGACTCATTACTTCCAAATAAGGCAATAACTGCAAAAATTGAAAATATCAATCATTGTCCGAATCAAAACACATGCTTTATTGTTTCACCTTTTGTGCATTGCGATTATAACTACAAATCAGATAGCTGTATTAAAGTGCATAAGAATTTTATTCATGATTGCGAACAAGTACATAAACAAATGAAAGCAAAAAGCAATCCCGAATGGCATCATGTTAGCCTTGCCGCACTTGCCAACATTGGCAATGATATGCTTGACGATAAAAGGCGATTATATTTTACAGTATGGAATGAATTAAATAAAACTTTTAAAAATCTACATAAATGCAATAGTGGGCTATCATATGATAAAGCTCTAGCGCATTTAAGAAGATGGATAACAAAATTATATTATAATAAGCAAATAACAAGCGATTTAAAAAGATATGTTGATATAAAAATATCAATGTGTAATGTTGAATGTGGTGTTTGGTCGTCCGCTGTTGAAGTAGCAACTGGACAGCATGAGTCACGTAAATATAACAGACCAACATTAAGATACTAATAACATAGCTGGCCTATCGGCTTGGCGGGGAGAAAGAAGGAAACTATGAATTTATATGGAATTGAAAACAGAAGTACAATTGACTCGAAGCCAATCATGATATCAAGCGAAAATGGAACATTAGATTTTATGTTTAGCCATCCTGAATTAAGATACATCACTTGTGCAACAGTGCGCGGTTACATGAACGTTTACACGTCAACGTTACACAGATATAACGGAAGATATGGAAAAGGATATGTAAGAACCGCACCTCGATACTACAATGGAAAGAAATCTACAAATTACATGGTAATCGAGTATTGGGTTGAAAAGTGAGGTGCTAACATGAAAATTTATATCCCATATTATGAAAATCGAGAATGGCATACTGCAACTTTAAATTCATTAGAGTGTAACTTGTATAAGCATAAGGGAGGCGGATATACAATTTTTGCTTATAATAACGCAGTTGCATATAATGGAGATAATGTTTACAGTAATGAATTAGGGGCGATTGAATATCAGCGTAAAAACTATGGAAATGCCAATTTTTACAAGTTGGAAGTTGAAAACATTGAGTGGAAAATAGAAAGTGAGGATTAAGTTATGGATAAGTTAACACAGGTAAAGAAAAACAGACTTTTAAAAGAATGCAGCGATAAAATTTTAGAAACACCACTTTTTCATAATGACATTATGAAAATGTATGCCTATATCTACGATTGCACAGCAACAAGTGATAGACTAGCAGAAATTGAGCTTATGGAAACAGTGAAAGCATCACTTGATTTTCTTGTAAGAAGGATCGTAAAATGAATTATTCGGTTGTTGTATGGGGATTTGATGAGGATAACAAATATCAACACGACTGTGATATTAAAGCTAAAAATATGTCAGAAGCGTTTAGTTACGCTTATAATGTTTGTTGGGAAGGATGGACATTTACAAGAATAGATATTGAAGAATTAAAAGAATATCAGTTGAAAGAAGATAACAAAAGATGGGCTTAAGCCCATCTTTTGTTAATACATCATTCCTGAAAATCTTAAACCGTAAAACTGAATTGATTTTACATTTGTGTACCTTATAAAAGAAGTTGAGGTAACATTAATCAACTTTAACCAAATTTCATTTACGATTTTTGTTGTTTCAAAAATTGGATTTAAGAAAACATTACAGAATGCGGTATGGAATCCTGTATCATCTTGAACAATACATGGACACATACAAGTAGCAGACTCAGGAATAAAGTCAATGTTTAAACTTCCTAACTTTGTTGTAGTTTCATCCAGTGATGCTAACGGAGTTGTAAAAGCAATGCTGAAAAACTGTCTGTTATCATGTGTACCAAACTGCACATCAAACATATTGTTATTGTATTGTAACGTTACTTTGTTGTAGTTAAAAGTACCTACGGAGTTTGCAACTGCAAAATCATCTGAGTAACGATTTCCTTCACAGCTACCGCCTATAATAGATTTATACATTGAGTCAGCTAAAGAAGCTTGTCCAGTTTCGTTTGGATGCACAAAATCACTAGCAAGTACACCAGACCATCTCAAACCCATATTAGCTCCAACTAACACACGGTAATTAGTCCATGTGGTTTCATATGCTGTCTTTGCATTTCTCCATCCATTCCATCTTTCAGTTGTGGCTAACGCTTTAGCAGATGGAGCGGCTATGAATCCTATGCAAATCTCAGCGTTCGGATACGCTGTTGTTGCAAGTTGAACAAAACTTGTTATTCCAGTATTAATTTCATTTGTTTTGAAAAAAATATCATTCCAACCACCGCCAACAATAACATACTTTACTTTTTTGCGTTCACTTTCTGAAATGTTAGCTGTCAGCGCTGATAACATCCCAGTAAAAGTAAGATTTCCTTGTCCAGTTGCGGCAAAACCAGCGCCGCCATCGGCTCTGCTGTAAATATGCTGACTCTTAAAGTACTTACTTTCAAAAAGCTCAATCCATGACGTAACCTTTTTGTTACCATCGGGTGTGTAGCCTTGCCCATATGAGTCGCCAATACAAACAATGTTAAAATCAGCCCCCAACCATGAATTAAGCATATCGGATAATTCACCACTAGTTTTCAAACCGTTCATATAATCAGACACGGCACCGTAATAATCAAGGTTTTCAACATAGTGTGTTATTTCATTTTTCCATGCTTCCCACTCAGTATTGTACAGTTTCCATTCTTTATCAAGATTCTTTACAGTTTCCAGTAGCCAATCGAGATTTAAATTATGAAAATCACTATACGGAAAATTAGAAAATGCCATGCAATCACCACCTCTTATTTAAAATGATCATAACGTATAAGTATAAAATTAGCGTTAAAATGTGCTGTCATTTTAGTCTACCTCCCTTTTCCCAACCAAAACCATCAATAACATCTATTGAAATTGTTTCAAGCTCTTTTCCGCAGTGCATGAAAAATCCATGCCCAATATCAAGCCCTATGTGTCTACCTTTACCGCCAAAAGTTGTATAAAGCAAATCTCCGTCTTTTGTCTTGTCAGGAGTTGTTATATTTGTACAACTGTTTATATAAGCAGTCGAATACATAAATTTTCCAGTTACAAGGTTGATAAATCCGCTACAGTCAATCAAAATCTTTCCCAGACAGAAAGATTTGATCTGCTGTTTCTGTGCAGCAGTATACTTTTTAAAATAATTTGGCTCTGCATTCCACAATGCTTCAAAAACTTCTGGAGTACACTTCTGCCCTTTCGCTCCGTAAAGGTACGCGTACTTATCACGGTTTTTGTAAAGCTCTCTTGCCTTTGCAATATATGCAACATTCTTATCTGGAATATCATAAATCATAGCTTAATTCTCCTTTTCTTTTACTATTGTCAACAGTTCTGTTATTACCTTCGTGTTGTTATTCAGTGCATCCACCCACTTTGTGCTTTCTTGATCGTGTTTCTCATACCATGTCTTTCTCTCCTCACGCTGTCTCACATCAAGCGCGTTCACATACCACATAACAGCACCCAAACACACGCAAGGTACACCAACCATTTGTGTAATTTGTGCAATTGCGTTCATAATCTCCATTATTACCACACTCCTATCAATAGTCTATCGGCATAAAGCTTACATACTTCATCAAGAAAGTTGTAAGCTTTAGTCAGATCAATTTCATCACGCATCATGCGTTGCGTAGTAGTAACACCTATATTACCATGTATTCTTCCATCATGTGTTCCATTTGTGCTTGACTCATCAAGACCATTTGTAACACTTCCGTGCGATGTGTCAGCCCCGAAAGTTTGCGAATCGCTACCGCTATCAGTTGTGTTATCAGTGTTTGCTACCTCAGGAGTTGACGAATTAAACGCGGCAACCTTATGTGTACTATCAGAAACTTTTCCAAAAGTTGTTGTTACGTTACCTTTATTAAACGTTTCTTCAGTATCAACTTTTCCCTTCTGAAAAGTACCGTTTCCGCTGTCAGTCCAGCTTTCCATTCTATCATAATTTTCGATAGGATTGTACTCAAGCTGCGTTACTTCCCACAAGTGATCAATAGACCATTGTAACGACCGTGCTACACTTGTAACATGCCGTCTTAAATATTTGGGATCCTGGTAAACAGGTGTCAAGTCTCCGTATGATAGCAAAAAGTGTTCAATAAGTTGATCTTTTGAAACACCTTTAACATAGATATCGTTAAAGATACTATTATCATAGTCATATAGAGTCGCTATTGGAATAATTGTTCTCACGTTGTTCACCTCCTCTATTGCAAGGATACCGCAAACGCGCTTTAATGTCAAGTCCATAATGAGCGTTAACTTTTTCTAAACATTCGTTAATAGTTTCCACCCACAACTCACATTTTGACATAACTGCGTTTTTTGTTTCTTCAACTTCATCTGTAATCATGCGTTCTTTTTTCTCGGGTGCAGTATAAATTCCAATTTCCATATCAAAACCATGTTTAAGATTTTCAACACTTTCTAATGCTGACTTGACTACATTGTAACATTTTTCGATATCATTGTTAAAGAACTCATATAGCGCTTTTCCAGTTTCCTTATCATATAATCCTTGATTGATTATAACAGCCAACTTTCCCGACATAATATCATCAAAAGCAACTTTAAACGTTTCAGCTGTGCTTTTGTTTTTGGCGGTAAAAATAAAACCAAATTTTGCAAGAGCACTTGCAACATCATGATTAGATAATGCCATGGCAACACGTTGGGCATATGAGTTGATCAAATCGCCAATGCCACACCAGTCAGGTGTCAATTTTACAATTTCGCAATCTTCCCCGATAGCTAAATCACCATCAAAACTAGCGTCAAAAGCGGGGTTAGCAACTATATAGTTAGTTGGTTGATGCTGCACATCAAATCCATAAGGGTTTCCGTGTTGTGGAATGATGCCAAAACGTGCTGTATTCATAACACAAAAGTTACCCTTTAAAAACAGTACAGGATAAATATAATTTTTCGACCAATTTGTCGGCATACCATCAAAAATTATAAGACTTTCTGCACGTTGCAAAAAGTAGCGAAAGTATGTTGCATAGTCCCACGTATTATTAATATGAATCATGTTCGGATTCTGCCTTGACTCATACTCGTTAATAATTGGACTTGATACACTTTCGCCCACATAGTACCCACTATATACAAAAGGTTTCATTCTATAAACATACCCCCATTCAAAAAGTTATTTATAACCTCTTTTCCATTCTCTGTTGCAGAACACTTTACATCAGCGCTTTCGCACTTTACAAAACCACTCAAACCAGAAAGCGAAACAGGATTACATAGAGGTCTGCCGAAATCATTTACGTCAACGGTCTTTTGCGTGAAAAATCTACATGTTAATGTACAAAAATTTTCTTGCGATACACAGCCGCTTGAACCGCTCGATGTAACATTACTTGAAATCAACCCACCTACTAAAGAAAGTACACCGCTTGCCGCACCTAAAGCATTACCAGTAACTGCACTAGCGATTAAACCACCTGCACCTTCTACAATATTTCCACCACCATTACTAGAACGGCTAGAGAACCCAACGTTTGCACCCGCACTACCGAAATAATACCCGAACACACCTTTACTATTAAAAACGCTAGCGCTAATGTTTCCGTTTATATCCATTTGCATTCCAATAGAAATAGTTCTGTCTGATTTTATAAAACTTCCATCAATTGGAATAGTACCGATATACGGTATTGCAAGTGTATATTTTGAAAACGGTTCAACATTTCTATAATTAAAATTTTCTACTTGTGGATGATTCGGGGCCGTAACAGTAACAACATTTCCCCAAATTTTGCCATTTGAAATCGCTGTACCCGTACCACAGCCAGGAATCGGCCCCAATGATATTGAATCACCCCCGCCACCTATTGAAACAGGAACCCAACAAGCTGATATAATATAATCTTGTGTATTAAATACTTGTTTTGTGATTACATCTCCTATTTTTGTCCAGTCCGTGAGTGCATCGATAAAAGTTGATGAATATAAATAATTGCACAAAGATGAAAACTGTGCTGGACTCAATGCATGAAAAGCGTTTCCGTTTTTTCCTGCTGTCGTAAGTATAATACTACCTGCGTTAGAAAATCCAAAACTACCAGAAACAGCTTGTTGTATAGTGGTACTGGAAGAAGTTGGAAAAAGAGTATCAGATAATTCCTTATCATAAAGGCTACTAGACCTTGTTACATATAGAGTGTTGCTCAAAATCTCACGTTTGTAACTAGCCAAATAATCACAAGTGCATGAAATCTCATAAGTTGATTCTACATATGTAACATCATTGATAAAATAGTATCTACCAAACGTTGCACAGTATGCAACATTCCAATCAAAAGGTGCTACACCTTGTAAAATAAACGTTGGTTTTTCTACACTTGTACCGCTTTTAAGCACGCATGCTGCACTTTCTGAAAGAGTTGGTATTTTTGTACTATTTATTCTTTTGTCTGACTTTCCAAATTTAACTTCAAATGCCATGTGCACCCCCATTCAAGAAAAGGGGCTTGAAGCCCCTTTGTTTAATCAAGTAAAATCAAAATTGCATTTTCTGTAAAGTCAACAGGTGTCTTGAACGTGTAATGATTCCAACCGTTTCTAAATCCAAAACGTGCATTTAATGGTTCCGTTGCACTCCATTGATCAACAGGAACAATTCCTAATGTGTCAATATCCATCATGATCCCCAGAACGTTTTCGACAGTTTTGTTTGTAAGTGTAAACTTACTTGTACCGTCTGCCTTGACACCTTCCGCACTTCCCTTAATAGTCATAGGGTGTTCGGGATCGGTCCAGAATGTAACTTTTTCATAATCGCCCAACTCTGCCTTTTCTGGATGGAAAAATTCAGATCCATTTGCCTCAAAATAGTTTCCGAATTTGGAAATTAAATAAAAGCGTAAGGCACTTGAATCCGTGTGTCGATTTACAACTTTTCCTGTGAAATCACCGTGAAAACGTGTTCCGCGAATAGCAAGGTTTTCTTTTAAGGTTTTCATCTCTGCAGAAAGCCAAACCATAAACGGTCTGAAGTCAGCTGGGTTCATGATTGTTGTTGCAGTCATGGTTAATCCAGTTTCAGCGTTATACTTTGTTAACGCATGAAATACTTGTGATTTCTTGCACATATTGCCTGTTGTAGGAGTTTCGCTACCTGCATCAGCAAGGATAATTGCAAGGTTTGCAAGCTGTGCACGAGCGATATTCTCCAGATCAATCTCATAAATGTTTGAAAATTCAGTCATTAACATAGAGAAGTATGACGCAACTCCGTTTTCAGAATCAAACGCCGCATTTAACTGATTCTTCCATATAGTGTACTTTCTTGCAAAAGTTTGTCCACCGCTTGCGATTGTAAGAAGTACATCATACTTTACAGGCTTTGTTCCTGCTTTCCAGTCTTGATTTGCTTCTGGTTTAGCAAGTTCAACATTTACATTCCATTCATCATTGTTAATGTTTGAATCGTTTACAATAGGTGTAAACTTACGAATATAGTTTCCGTATCTCTCACTATCCCACACCATACCAGAAAGCTTTCTGGAATAAGGGCGAATTGAAAAGATCGTTTTTGCAAGGACTGTTGGAATAATCTGATAAAGGTTGTCGTCCTCGCGATCAAGACCCATTTTAAAAGTGTTTTGCATCTGTCCAAAACTTAAATTTTGTCCAGTTTTTCTACCAGTATATTCCTCATACATAGTATTAAGAATTGCAGAAATTTGTGTATAATTTAAACTTGCCATAGTCTACCCCCTTAGAAAAATTTACTAATATCTGGATTTCCGTTTGAGCCACCAAAATTAGTCTTGCCATTTGCAAGCTGTTGTGCTTTTACAAGAGCGGCGGCAAACTTATCATAATCAAATGAATTGTTATTCTTTTGATCTGTCTTTTGATCTGTCTTTTGATCTGTCTTTTGATCTGTCTTTTGATCTGTCTTTTTATCATCTGTAACGTCAAATGCAACGATCTCATCTTTACTGTATCCAGCATTTACAAGCTTTAAAATTTCATCAATTTTCATATTTTAACCTTCTTTCTTTATTTTGTTGACAGCGGTAAACAGAGTCGAACTGTTTTCTTAAGAGTCAAAGTCTTACGTGTCTACCATCACACTATACCGCATTAAAGGCGGTCTGTCTGTCATCCCTGACTTGCACACACTGACTAGTGTTTGGATAGTGCAACCGCCTATTTATTATATAACATTTATATTATTGTTTGTCAATTACAACTTTATAAAACATCATACCATGATACACAATCAAAAGATGCTAAAAAATCGCACTGTGTTTCATAGTCTGAAAATGTTATGTCGCCGCTTATAAACATTGGCTTTAGATACTTTTTACTACTTGTTTGCCACCTCTCTAGTGATGATGGCGAAGCATCAAAAACATCATCACAGTGGGATCTCATAGGTTTAGTTACATAAAACTTAAAATCTGACTTATGCAACCACACGGAAAACAACGGTGTTTTCATATCGTGCGTATACTCTTTTAAGTTTTGGTGTCTTATTCTGTCATCTTCCAAATCCATAAATTCGTTATCAAGTTCCATTTTTGCTCTTCCTTTTGGAAGATTTCTATAGAAAGCGTTTTGCCTCTTTTTCTCTGAAATAGGAGAGCTAAACGGAATTATAAGTGTTGTTTCGCACCTATCCACCTGTGTAATTTCAGTTCTTTCTTTTACCGCTTTATAACAGTCAGGTATAAGGCGGTATCCAATTAAAATATTAGACATAATTGCGTTAGAGTTCCCAAAAAACCATGTTCTTATTTTTTCCGTTTCTGAATCGGGGCGATTTCTGAAAAGAACTTCCATGATATTTTTGTAAGCCTGAAACTCATTTTTTATAGGTCGTTCTCCTTTTTGTGGTATAAATTCGTCAAAAATCACATCATAAAATCTTGTAAAGTCTATACCAGTTTTGTTTTGAAAAGTAGACAAAGAAACACCTACTACAAAAGGTTTATCGTTTTGTAAGTCATCGTCTGTCAGATATGCTTTGCCGTATCCTTTTTTGTCGTTATATTTCAAACGAATATCTTTCCCAAACCAGTCGCTTTTTACAAAGTCGCCAATAGTTGAAAATGAATTTTCAAGTGCGACATTTGTTCTTCTCACGTATAAAATAGGCGACTTCCTATCATTCCAGATATCCACAATCAAGTGTGATTTACCTATTCCTCTGCCACCTATAATGTCAATGTATCTTTGCCCCACGTCACGGATATATTTATAGTTCAAATATCCGTTTTCTTTATATAAACTCATATTATCACCTCTTTAAATTAAAAGTGGGAAGTCGTTTTGACTTCCCTTTTTGATGTGAACAACTTGTTATCTAACCCACCTACACCCGCCCATTATAAATTACACAAGCTCAAAATTCATATAAGTTCTACCCGCTTTGCTCTGTGATCGTCTCAGCTTAAACTGTAAATTGTAAGTGTCCATAAAATGGAAAGCACTTTCTGCTGCCTTGATTACAGTTGGGCTTGATGTAGCTATTGTTACAACTTCTCCTGTCTCTGTATTTGTATGATAGAAAATAGCAACTTCTTTTCCGTCATCTGTTGTGTAACGCACATAATCGGTTACATTTACAACAGTGTCATCTGGTAAATTTTTCATTAACAAATGATTGTCATTTGCCATCTTAAACATTTCTTTCTTATCAAATTCTCTTGATTGCAATTCAATTCGCATTTTCATTATCCTCTTTTCTTTTATTTAAGGTTATTATCCTTTACAACTATATAATAACTTATTTACAAAAGTTTTGCAAATAAAACATTATTTATTCCACTATTTCATCAATTATAGTATAATTCTTTATTTGGTCATCTGACAGACCTATTTCATAATCTCGTGCTATCATACAACTATAACCAGTATATTCTGTTACCGCTTCTTTGCCTTGATAATCTTTAACTTTTACTTTTGTGATGGTATCGCTATCATTATACCAAATTTGAAAACCACCACTATTCTTTATTTTAAAGCCATCTCTAAAGTTATCAAGGTTTTTTATCACTTCAACACCTCTTGATTTTTTGACTCCCGATATTGTACAGCCAAAATAGGTTTTATCCTTTGTTTCTTTATAAGCGTTGAAACAATACTTCTTTGCACCCAGCGTTTTAAAATCTTTGTATTCAGGTTCATACTTATTTTCAGATTTCACATCGCTTTCACAGTCAAAATTTCCGATATAATATTTTTTGCCGTCAATGTCAACAAAAGTATTAGTTTTTTCGCAAAGCTCATATATCCAATTATTTAATTCTGTCAATTTTTCAAAATTAAAATTAGTTGCTTTGCAACTATCTGTGTCACAGTAAATATATGAACTTTCCGCACATGCCAAAATCCTACGTAAATGCTTTCTTGCGTGGGCTGTTGTATATACTCCCCAAACATACGGCAAAACGCTTTTTTCACTTTGCTCTGCAATGCTTTTTTCATCTGGTATTGAAAAGCCGCTTGCATCAACTTTTTCTTTATATGCACTGTCATTTTCATACCTTGAATATGAAAATTCTTGCCATTCGTTTTCTAAATACAACATAATAGGGTGAATGGGATCTGTTGCCGCCATTCCATATATACCATTTAATTTATTTTTGGCTTTCATCAAGTCGTACTCTGCTTCTTCTCTTTCTTTGCTATTCGGGGCGGTATGCTTTACAGCTATTTTAAGTTTTGTTTTTGCCGTGAAATATTCCATAATTACACTTCTTACATCGTCTGGAATATATCCATACCTTGCCGTATAAAGTGTATCGTCTATAATTTCAATGCTGTCAAAATCATAGCATTCTTCAATGATAGAAAAGTCTATATCTGTCACAGTTGTTTCAAGCTCTGCAGCTTTCCACACTCTTCCGTTGTCAGGATCAACACCTTGCAAGTTGCGACATTTGCTGATAGATAGATACGGATTGTATTGATCTTCTTTAAGTCTTACATTTGTAAGCTTTATTTGTGCAATCCATGCAAGCTCTTTACTTTTTATGTATTTTAGGCATTTTGATGTTACAGGCATTTTTTCAAAAGCTGTCATTGGAAACTTCATCAAAAGTAGCATAGCCGGATACATACTGCTAGCATCAAAACTATAAACGTCATGATATATTTTTGCACATTTTATCATATTTGCGTGAGTATCACCGCCACGAAAAGCTTCTTTTAAAAGTTTGTATGTTTTATCTGTTAAAGCTAGCTTTTTCTTTAGCAGTCTGGTGGTAGTTCCTTTTCGTATAGCTCTTTTCATATCGCGCCGCACATAAGATGTACTTGTGAGAGGTACTGTTGCAATTGTATCTCCATCTTTTGTGAGCATGTATGTTATTGCTTCCCAGAGTCCTAAAGTATCATTGATTATATATCCCCATTCAGTAGGACTAATATAGCTTTCATTGTGCCGTATAAGTGAATAGTCTAAATCGCCTTTTGCTTTTATATGTGTACAGCCAGCCATTTTTTTCGTGAAATTATCAAGCGACATATTTGTGAGCTTATAACTACACCTCAGTTCAATACAACGCTTCTTTAATCGCCACACAAGCGGTTTACGCTTTCCAGTTGCAAACACTTCGCTATAATCGTTTAGATACCCAATCATAAAGGAAAATTCAAAAGGCAAATTGTGAACGTAAATTACAAAATAGCGTGACTCATTAGTCTTATAGTAAGCTTGTATTTTATCAAGTAAAACAATAAAATCTTTCCAGTATCTGCCATAAACTTCTTCGCCATCAATGCAAGCGCTCCAAACATACATAAAAGCATCAATAGGTTTTGTGACTTCTTCTCCTTGATCATCTTTTTCAATGCGTATACGTGATGTTGTTTCAATATCAAAAGTTCCAAATTGATCAATATAATAAGGGCTGTCTTTCTTTTTTCCTAAAGGTTTGTGCAATGAAAAGCCATGTGACGGAACATAGTCCGCCACTGACTTTACTGATATATTATCATATTCATTTGATCTGTTTAAACATTGAACTATCATGATTTACAACTCCTGTTTTATAGGTTTTGGTTTTGTCTTTGCTCGATTGCGTTTATACAGATTGTTTGCAGCTTTAAATTCTCTAGCCTTATCTTTCCACGATAATGAACTATTTTGTATAAGAGCAACTCTAAATTCAGCTTGATCTTTAACTGATGGGTATAAATCTTCAAAAGTGTCAAAGATTTCATTCAATCCATCACGTGTATTTGTATTAAGTGCTTCAGTTAACATTGTAACTATTTGATCACTTGATAGCTGTGCATACTTTTTATCTGATAGATAATGCAACGTGTTAAAAAGTTTATCACGGATATTTTTGGATAAATTGGAAATGTCAACACCGTAACGTTCTTTAAACGTTGCTACTCTTTTATTTTCTACTTCGATGCTACCGCGGGCGGTTGAAGCTTTTGCTTCGAGATAGTGCAAGAGCTTGTTTTCAAGTGCTCTCAGTTCACGGATTGAAAAATCTTTATATACCGCTTTACCAGTTGAAACATAAGTAGCGTTATAAGAAACGTGCTTGTTAAAGTAATCAACAGCGTCCTGGTATCTGAAAAGGGCCGTTCTATCTTCTGAAATTCTACCTTTTGATATTGCTACCGTTAAAGTCTTTGCACGCTTGTTTGCAACGTTTGCAAGTTTACCAACACGAGCGATATACTCTGATTTACTGGAAGTGGGATCGATAGAATCGTAGTGCCAACGTGAAAAATATTTTGCCTGGATTTCTGTCTGTTTCATAACTTAATACCTCTCTTTTCTAATTCTTGTTTTACAATGTCATATTTATAGTTATGTGGGGTGATTTCTCTAAAAATTTTACCAATTTCCTTTTCAGTGTAGCCGTGCTGTTTCAATAATACAACAATATATTGCACCGCCTCAGCACCCTCTTTGTATGAACAATGCATTCCATCTGGTGGCAACTTATACCATGTTGTCGTTTTAATATCGGATACCGCTTGCACTAAAATTGCGTGCTGTAACATTTCATAAGGTGTTAACTTACTATTTATAACACCGTCTTTAGGTCTTTTCATTTCTTTATATCTCCTTGATTTTTTCTTTTATTGTATCATGGAGTTGTTAACAAATAAAGGATAAATTATGAACAAAATGTTAATAAATTATTGTTATAGTTGGTATAGAACAATGAGACTAACAATGTATTGACCCGAACAAATGTATCAAGAGACGAGCTGACAAGCGAGCCAATCGAGCGAGCCGACAGGCGAGCGAGTGCGGATAGAATTGTCTGACAATTTAGTGGGAACTTTCCTTTTGTATTTACTACTTAAAACTTTCTCTTATACACATCT